CGGCCCACAGGGTCCGCAAGGTGTCGCCGGCCCGCAGGGTCCGGCAGGTCCGGCCGGTGCGGATGGTGCTGTCGGCCCGCAGGGGCCGCAGGGTGTCGCCGGCCCGCAGGGTGTCGCCGGGAAAAGCATCCTGAACGGCGCGGGCGCCCCAGGCGCCGGAGTCGGTGTCGATGGCGATTTCTACCTCGACACCACGAACACGCGCCTATATGGGCCGAAGGCATCGGGAGCATGGGGCGGGTTCGTTTCGCTTGTCGGCCCGCAGGGTTCGCAAGGTGTCGCCGGTCCGCAGGGTTCGGACTCATGGACCTATGTCAAGCTCGCGGCGAATCAAGCCTTTTCGACAACAGCGCATGCGGCAGTCACAGGGATGACTTTCGCCGTTGCCGCGAACGTGCGTTATGAGGTTGAAGTTTTCGGCGCGTTTCAATCTGCCGCCACTACTACGGGCGTCGCGATTGCGCTAGACATCCCCTCCGGATCGGTGATCGGCTTCGTCGATCATCCCGTAAGCGCGACCGCTCCGGGCTCTGCAATCCAGCGCGCTGACGCTACCACTACCGGCGCGACGACTGGCGTCGATACGATCAATGTCAATGTTCCGATTCGCGGTCGGTTTCTTGTCGCGAATGGCGCAACGGCTGGGAGTGTTGGGCTTATGTGTCGTTCGGAGGTTGCCGCCTCCGCGGTCACATTGCAGGCCGGGTTATTCATGCGATACCGCGTCGTCCCGTGATACATTGGCCGCGCTTGCCGTGGCCTGGACTCCCGAAGCGAGCGCGAAAGGCCGGGCATGCCCGGCCTTTCGTTTGATCGTCATCGGTTCGAGACGTTGCGCTCGGCGATCCTGAGGTTTCGTTCGGGCGCCGGCCTCACTGCCGACAAGATGCGCTGAGGTTCGAGGCGCATCGCTCTTGCTTCGGCGAGGGCGGCGGGTATTGCTCGGCTGAGCCTCGGCTCATCAACATCGAATCGGACGGGCTCAGGTTGCCCGCCTTTCCCCTGTGGTACGCATGCGATCGTGATTCCGTACATCGTTCGTCTCCGGTCATGGTGGCAGCGCGCCACCATCGCAAGGTAGCGCGATGCGATCCCGCGCGCAAGCGCGATGCGCGGGAGGTGGCGTGTGTCCATTCGTGCGGCTATCCTGCCGGCATGCCGCGAAAGCCTCCGACCTATCGCCCGACCTATGCTCGACCCGTCGCCGTGCATCGCGGTCCGTCGAGGGACAGACAGGCGGCGCGCCTACTCGCGACGAACGCCGAGGCGTGGCGCGCGCTGCGCCTGGTCATCCTCGCCGAGGAGCCGCTTTGCCGGCACTGTCTCGCGCGCGGAGTGATCGCGGCATCGACGGAGGTTGACCACATCGACGGCCGCGCCGCGACGGCTCACGACTACAGGCGAGAGAACTTGCAAGGGCTATGCGAGAGATGTCACTCGATCAAGACGGCAAGGGAGAACGGCGGGTTCGGTCGCGCCTCGGCGCCAACGTCCGAGGGTGTGCCGTGACCTTGCGCGCCTCCGCGCGGCGCCGTGCGCGCAGCCCTGCCGGCGACCGGGCGGAGGTGGCGCGGTGCGCGCGGGCGCGCCCTGGCGCCCCTCTGCGCGCCCCTGCGGAGGGTGGGGGGGGTGAAAAGTTCGCCTCCCCTCCCTTCCGATACGTCGGCCGAGTCGTTTTTTTGCGCCCGCGAAATTGGACAGGGGGGGGCATGGGCGCGGCGGCCTTCAATGCGCAAAAACTCCCGAGAAAATCGCGGTTCGCGGAGGCCCGCGGCGAACCTGTTTCGCTGTTGCGGGAGCGCCGAAATCAGGGGGAGGGGGCGGCATGACCAGAGGACGAAAGCCGAGGCCGACCCATCTCAAGGTGATCGAAGGCAATCCGGGAAAGCGTCCGATCGACGCCGCGGCTGAGCCGATGCCGGAGGGGTTGCTTGTCGATGCTCCGGATTGGTTCGATGATTCGCAGCTTGAAATCTGGAACTATGCGATTCAGTCGGCGCCGAGCGGCCTGCTGCGGCACATAGACCGCGAGGCGTTGACGATTTGGGTTGTCGCTGCGGACCTTCATCGGAAGGCGGCGATCCAACTCCGACGCGGGATGACAAAAAAGTCTGCGGTCAAAGGCATCCCGGAGCAAAGCCCTTACATCGCGATCGTCAACAGGCAGGCTCAAATAATGCTCAAGGCCGCCGCCGAGCTTGGGTTCACTCCGTCGAGTCGCGCAAGGTTCGGCGCTGCCGGCGGCGGCGGAAGGAATACGAACCCGTATAACAAATTCGCGGGGATAGGTGAGCGCCAGCATTGAACGCGACTACATCGCGATAGCTGTCGATTACGCACGTCGCGCGGTAGCGGACAAGAAAGGGAAGCGCTTCGGGAAGTGGGCGAGGCTTGCGGCTGCGCGGTTCCTTTCCGACCTAAAGCGATCCGAAAAAAAATCATCGCCGTTCTATTTCGATCGGCGGCATGCCTGCGATCCGTGCCGATTCATCGAATGCCTCCCGCATGTCGAGGGAAAATGGGATTCGGAGACGATCGTTCTACACCCCGCGCACGTATTCGCCACGGTCAACATCTTCGGTTTTCGCAACCGCGACGGGACGCGAAGGTTCACGACGGCGCTTTTTGCTGTCGCGAGAAAGAATGCTAAATCGACATGGGCGGCCGGGGTTTTGCTCTACTGCGAACTATGCGAAGGCGAGGTCGGCCCGCAAGTCGTATCGGCTGCGACCACGGGCGCGCAGGCGCGAATTGTTTTCAATATTGCAAAACGGATGGTCGAGCGCGAGCCTGATATGCGGGAGCATTTTCAATGCGACGCATTCGCCAACGCGATAGCGTGTTACAAAAACGGCGGCACGTTCAAGCCGATCAATGCTAAGGCGTCAACTCAGGACGGACTTAATCCTAGCGCTGTCGGGCTTGACGAATTGCACGCGCACAAAACGCACGACCTATTGAACGTGTTGAAGTCTGCGGCCGGCGCAAGATCGAACCCGCTTTTTCTTTTCACCACGACAGAGGGCTATGAGACGCCGGGGCCGTGGCCGGAGCAGCGCGCGTTCGCAAAGCAGGTGCTAGAGGGCGCGGTAGAAGCCGAGCATTATTTCGCGATCATCTATGCGCTCGACGACGACGACGAAGATTTTTGTGAGTCGGCATGGGAGAAAGCGAACCCGCTAATTACGGTCAATCGCGTGCTGTCGTCAGAATTGAAAAAGGAATCAATCGAAGCAAAGCAGATGCCCGGCCGCCTCGCCGAGTTTCGCATCAAGCGGCTCAATCGGCAGAGCTCAGTCGCTAACGGATGGATCAATATCGTTCGATGGAAAAACTGCGGCGGCGCTGTCGATCTTGATTTCCTGAGGCCGCATCCGTGCTATGCCGCTCTTGACCTCGCAAGCACCCGAGATTTAACGTCGTTCCGTCTGGTGTGGAATGTCGGGGGGGTGCTCTACACGTGGGGCCGGCGTTGGGTTCCGGAGGATGCCGTGAGGCAGCGAACGGAGCGCGGAACTGTCCCCTATGCCGGATGGGTTGCCTCCGGATTGATTGAGCAAACGCCGGGGGACGTTACGGATTATGAGGTGATCGAGGCGGCAGTTAAAGGCGAGTTCGATCGGTTCAATGTGCAGCGGATCGCGTATGACAAATGGAATGCGCTTGACCTGGTGAATAGGCTCGTCGCCGCCGGCTTGCCGATGGTCGAATTTCGGCAGGGGCCGCAGTCCTATCATCCGGCCATGCAAGGGCTTGAACGCGCATACCACGCCGGCCGCCTGGCCCATGCGGGCGACCCGGTTCTCCTCTGGTGTGCATCTAACTTGGTGCCGCGCTATGATGCGAATATGAACTCCGCCCCGGATCGGCGGCGATCTACGGACAAAATAGACGACATGGTTTCTTTGCTCATGGCGACCGGGCTTTCGATCAGCGAGCAAGGCGAACCGCAAAACCTCGACGACTTTCTAGACAATCTGGTGATCGCATGAGCGCTTCATTCTGGCATCGGTTCGAGGGTTGGGCGCTTGGCGGGTTCCGCCCGTTTGGCGCGAGCAGGCAAAGCGCATCGCCTTTCCTCGGGGCGCGGAGTTCCTCCGGCGCCGTGGTCACGCCTGAAAAGGCGTTGAAACTTTCTGTTTTGTGGGCATGCGTGAATTTGCGTTGCTCGACGATGTCATCGCTGCCGCTTCACTTGATTGGCGCAAACAAGAAAGCCGCCACCGATTACCCGCTCTACAACGTGCTTCACTCCTCGCCGAATGCGGACATGACGGCTTCCGAGTATTGGGAGATGATGCATGCGAGCGTCGATCTTTGGGGGAATGGGTACTCGCGAAAAATGCTCGACGGTCGGAGAGTTATCTCCCTCGAACCCTGGCGACCCGAAGGTGTGACGCCTTTCCGGGATAACGCGGGCAACCTGCGTTATCGGTACAAAAACGGCGAGACGGAGCTCGACCTCCCCGCGACGGAAGTTTTTCACCTCAAGGGTTTTACGGTCGATGGACTCGTCGGCCTGAGTCCGCTCTCCTATCACGCCGACACCATCGGCGCGCAGATAGACGCAAATTCCGCGGCATCGACTCTGTTTCAAAACGGATTGAAAGCCGGCGGGTTTATGAAAACCGGACCCGGCACGCTCACGACAGAGCAGCGCGACAAGATCAAAGCGGCGCTCGCCGAGTTCGGACTCCCGAAAAATGCCGGCCGCTGGATGGTGCTTGAGGCCGGATGGGAGCCGGTCCCTCTTGCCGACAGCCTTCGTCTCTCCCCGCATGATGCGCAACTTCTCGAATCCCGCGTTCTCGGGAACGAGGAGATATGCCGGGCTTACGCGGTTCCTCCGGTCCTGGTCGGAATCGTGGATAAGGCGAGCTCATGGGCGAGCTCGATCGAGAACCTTAATCTCGGGTTTCTCATGTACTCGCTCCGGCAGCGATTGGTCCGGACGGAGCAAGCCATCTCGAAACAACTCATCCCGGCAGAGGATCGCGCGAAGCTCCGCCCGAAACACAATATCGAGGGGCTCTTGCGCGCGGACTCAAAGTCTCGCGCCGAGTTCTACAATGCCGGGCTCAATGATGGGTGGCTTACTCGGAACGAGGTTCGTGAGCTTGAGGATCGCGAACCGTTGCCCGGCGGCGATATCCTCACGGTTCAGGCTCAGATGGTTCCGCTCGACGAGCTCGGGAAACCGATCAAGCCTCCGAAAGAACTCGCCAAGTCGGAGACAGTGATCGTTCTCGGCGACGGCCGCGCGGTTGCGGTCCCGGTCGAAAAGTTCCTCCCGCCCCCGGTGGCGGATCAGTAGTGGCGCCTCGGCGTCTGCTGTAGCAGAATAGGCCCGGCCCACGCCGGGCCGGGAGAGCAGAGATGACCATCCGAATCAAGCGGCTTAATGTCCCGTTCGAGCTCAAGGAAATCGACGAGACGGGCACGTTCAGCGGTTACGCCTCCGTTTTCGGCGTCATCGACGGATACCGCGAGCGCGTTCTCCCCGGCGCGTTCAAAGGCACGCTCAAGGAATGGGCGAAGCGAAAGATTCTCCCGCCGCTCCTCTGGAATCACAACTCCGACACTCCCATCGGACCGCATACCAAGATCGAGGAGGATGATGTCGGCCTCTACATCGAAGGCCGCCTCTTGGTCGGCAACGTGGTCAAAGCGACAGAAACGCATGCGCTGTTGAAAGCTCGGGCCGTGTCCGGAATCAGCATCGGATATTCGACGATCAAGAGCCGCCGGAACTCCGATGATGGCGTTACGGAATTGCAAGAGCTCAAGCTCTGGGAAAACTCGATCGTTACGTTCCCCGCGAATGAAGCGGCGCGCGTCGAGGATGTCAAGAGTTCGATCATGTCCGGCGAACTGCCGGACCTCAAGGAATTCGAGAGCTTCCTTCGCGAGGTCGGAGGCTTCTCGAAATCGCAGGCGGCGGCGATCGTCTGCAAAGGCTATGCCGATCTTTACCGGAGCGAGTCCGGCGATCCGGTTGCCGAAGCGTTGCGCATTCTCCAATCCTGAAATTCAACCCGAGGGAATCTCTCATGTTCAAGAAAAGCAAAGGCTATCGTTCCGCCTTCGCGCTCCTCGCCGTTCTCGCGATGCTGGCATTTTTCGCGACCGACGCGGCGGCGGCGACCGGCGGTTTCTTTTCCGCTCACGGCGCCGACATCCTCGGCATGTTCGGCGTGGGCGCGGCTGGCGTGGCGAAGGCGAGCGCGCTCCCGGCCGTCACCCTGGAAACGCTCCCCGCACTCGCAAACGAGCTCAAGTCGAAATGCGAGGAGGTCAAGCAAATCGGCGAGGAGCTCAAGGCGAAATATGGTGAAGGCGGAAAAGCCGTCACCGACGAGCTCAAGGAAAAAGCCGACAAGAATCTGACCGAACTCAACGGCCTCAAGGCGCGGATCGACGAGTTCGAGCAGAAGCTCGCGCGGCAGGCCGACCCGCAGAAGCCGGCGGGCGCGAAGTCGATCGGCGCCCAGGTGTCCGGGTCGGAAGCGGTCAAGAAGCTCCGTCAGCAGGGCGGCAAGGGCTCCGTTTCGATCGCGATCGAGGTCGGCGAAAAGAGCATCACCTCGGCGAACGCTCCGGGCAATTCCCAGCGCGAGACGGAAATCGTCGGGCGGCCCCGGCGCGTTCCGACCGTGCGCTCGCTGTTGAACGCGGTTCCGACCGACTCGAAGGCCATCGAATATTGGGTTCAGACGTTGCGGACCCTGAACGCGGCGCCGGTCGCCGAAGGCGCGACGAAGCCGCAGAGCTTCCTCGAATGGACGGAGCGGACGGCCAACGTCAAGACGATCGCGCACTGGTTCAAGGTCAGTCGGCAGGCGCTGGACGACGAAGCGCAACTCGCGGGCGAAATCGACACGGAAGGCCGCTACGGCCTCATGCTCGCCGAGGAAGCGCAACTCCTGTTCGGCGACGGCACCGGCCAGAATCTCCACGGCCTGGTTCCGCAGGCGACGGCCTATGCGGCTCCGTTCGCGGTCCCCGGCGAAACCATGATCGACAAGCTCCGTCTCGCCATGCTGCAAGCGTCGCTGAACCTCTACCCCGCGGACGGCTCGATCCTGCATCCGACCGACTGGACGCGGATCGAGCTCACGAAAGACGCCGAGAACCGTTACATCTTCGCCAACCCGATGCAGCTTTCCGGCCCGGTCCTGTGGGGCTTGCCCGTGGTGCCGACGCTGGCGATGACGATCGACAAGTTCCTGACCGGCGCTTTCCGCGCCGCCGCGACGCTCTACGATCGCATGGCGCCCGAGGTGCAGATCAGCAGCGAGAACGAGGACGACTTCATCAAGAATCGCCTCACGATCCGCAGCGAGGAACGGATCGCGCTCGCCGTGAAGCGTGCCGCCGCCCTGGTTTACGGCGACTTCGGCAACGTCGCCTAATCGGCGAAAGCGCAACACCACCCCGCAGGGGCCGGGCTTCGGCCCGGCCCCTGTCTTTTTCGGAGAGATGAGATGAATTCGCACAAGGTCACGCGCCCGTTTTGGGTGAACGCCGAAATCGGCGTCGCTGTCGAGGGACAAGAGGTTCCGATCGACGATCCCATCCGGGCGCGTCAACTCATGTTGTCGGGCTTGATCGAGGATTCGCGCTCGGATGCGGAGAAAGCGGAGGACGCCGCGCGACATGGTCGCGTCGTCGGCATCGCGCCGCGCACCGTGGCAACGGACCCGATCGCGCCGCCTTCCGACCCGGAGACGGCCGCCGCCGCTGCCGCGCCCTCGGCGCCGGTCGCTGGCCCGGACGCCGCCCAGGCCGCCGCGGGCGCGCCGGAGACGGCCGCCGCCGCTGCCGC